CGGAAGCATCTACTTGTTTTTGAAGTTCTTCATCATCTATATCTGGATTTTGTTCACGAATTGCTTTAGCAGCTTTATACTTTGCGTGTTCATTCTGATTACAACATATAGATGTTGATGTTGTTCCACTAGCATTTTTCTTTACACTTGCCTGACGACCAGGAGTTCCAACAAACATTTCATAGGAACCATCTAAGAAAGTTTTAGCAGCAGTTAAATATGGATCTGCTTCATTGAAAATATTATCAAAAAGACCCCCAGATCCTGCATCACCACCACAACTTCCTCTACTCTGTCCTCTAATTGCATTAATTTCTGCAAGTTCTTCAGGAGTACAATGAGTAACACCAAATAAAGGATACCAACCTACAGTATCTTTACCACCATCAGGTTTACGATCACAATTACTACCAGCAAACTTAATGAACAGTTGAATCAATCCAGTAATGCTAGTAATACCTTTCTTAAGAAGATCAGTTCCCGATTCAAAAATTTCACTACCTGCTTTCCATGCATCAATAATTTCTTTTGCTTTACCAATACCATCTACGATTGTTGATACAGTATCAACAATACCTAAAACTTGATCAAGAAGTTTTTGAACTTGACAGATAACACCATCGATTGCTGCCTGAACACCTTGCATAACCATGGTTGCTTTATCAATAATTCCATCAAGAAAACCTTCAAGAACACCCATAATACTTCCTATGGGATCTGATATAAAACTAAGTAACTTACTATCAATATTACAAAGAGATGAAAGAATTGCTTTGACTGCTGCCTGAATTGCTGTAAACACAACAAATGGCACACCAGTTGCACCACCAAGAAGATTAACCAACTCTAATTGTTCGGCAAGATTAGCAAGTGCTTGACGCATTGCAGAAATTACTTGAGCAAATACTGAACTTAAAAAGTTTTGAAGTTTTACAGTGAGTTGTTTTGCACTAACTAACTTACCAGTAACAACATCTAAGAAATCACCATCCTCTGCACGAATCAAAGAACCAGCATGATCTGCAAGATCTTCCACAAGATATGATAACTTATACTCTAACGTTTTCCAAGGACCACCAACACCATTAGCAGCAGGATTAGGTTTGTTTGAATTTCTTGGTTTGACGGGATTACCACCACTACCATTCATTACAGTTCCCTGATTATTAGGAGAACCCTTACCAGAAATTTGACCAGAACCATTCTGACCTTTTTGATTAGGAAGATCTACAGTATTATCTGTTTTTGCTCTCTTAGCATCTTCTGCGTAAACACTTGAGTTGGGATTACTGGGGTGTTTTGTCACCGCATTGACACCAACGCCAGGTTCCATGTTCTCACCAGTAAAAGCAAATTTCCTTATATCCTGTGATTCTGGAGATTTTTTAACTCTCATAACACCAATTACTATTGGCATTTGAGCAGACTCTCCATCCATAAAGAATCCCATAACAATAGCACCAGGCTGCAGTTGACCAGAACTTTCACCCTGACCATCATTTCCTGGTTGGCATGTGTGTTGTAAAACTGTTGCCCATGGAAGATTATCAGTAGGAAGATCTGCTGTCGTTCCACCCCTTACATTGGTGTAATACCCAAGCACACGAACTCTAACCCTACCCAATTCCATAGGGTCTTCATTATCTTCAACCTCACCAACCCACCAGAAAAATCCGTCTTTACCAACGAAATTTACCGAACCTTCATTAATAATTCCTTCAACTGAAGACATTGTATACTTTTATCCTTACGATTTATTTATTAAGGAACGATAAAGGTGTAGACCAATCATGAGATACCTTATCAAATAATATCTCATTTATATAATTTTCTGCCCATTCAGGATCAAACCATTGACTCAAAACTGCTTTAGTTTTTTTATTTTTTCTTTGTTGATTACAATAGTAACATTGATCATCAATCCTCTTCATAGTATTAACCCATTTCATATCAAACTCAGAATTCTCTACTATACCTTTATAGAGTTGCATAGATTCTTTAATTAGATTCATATACATGTCTCTTTCTTCTTCTGTTCTGATACGCATAAACTTACATCCTTGTGAGAAAACCTCATCAGTCCATAAAGGTAAAACTCTATTCTCTTTAAACTTATACTTGTATGCTATGTCCTTATATACATCCACATATTTTTGAGTTCCAAACACAGGTGATATATCAACAATTGCTGCAGTAACTGCATGAGGAGTTTCTACAATATCAGCACCAAAAATAGGTATAGGATAATCAGGATTAGGATATAATACACAATGCATTACAGAAATATTTTCCGTGTATCCAGTTTCCAAATGCATCTTTCTAAGTTTCTTACTCTGATGCATTTCATTGATAATGAACACATTATCATTTTCCACAATAGGATATTTGTTTTCCATATGTGTAACATCAGGAAAACTTTTTAATTCCTCTCTTATATAATTGGCAACTGTCATTGACAGTTGAACCCATGGTTTTATATACTTTCCCGAATCCATAATTAAACTCTAACAAACTTATATATTTCATCTGCACCCCAAACAATCCTACCTTTAGAATCTAAAAATTTATCCCTCATAAAAAGTTTAGTTCCATATACAGCAAGTTCAGCATGAATATTTTTAGTATCAAACTGCCCCATCCATGCTGTACCATCAAATTTTAATATCATATCACATTCTTCGTTACGAGTTAAACCACTATAGGTTCCACCCCAATGTTCTAAAATAACTTCTTTATCCGATACCTCTACCAATTTCTTATAAGTTTTTAAATACGGATCATCGGATTTTCTTCTACCCCAATGAATCGAATTTATAAACTCATCATTTTGCTCCCACTTAACAGTTACAGATTTATATAAAGTAGGAGCTGATTGTGCTTGATGCTTATTAGACCAAGTTCCAAGTAACCATGATAAAAAGTTTGTCATCAATCGTCATATACTAAGCACTCTGGCTCGTCTGGATGCTGATCACACCATAGTTCTATTGTATTAGGATCGTGATGATCTCCTGCTGCTATCTCTGCTGCGTGATGTGAAGCATACTCTTCCAAGTCATGTAGTTCGCCTTCAATGTGACGACGCATCTGTGGATTAGTAGTTGGATCTCCAAGAATAGCTTGGTCTTTTTCAATATGCTGTTCTATTGTTTTCATTGTTGTACCTCTTTGATACATTAGTATTTATGAGCATTAATACTAGTTTCTTGGTATCGAATCTTTCAATAATAATGCTTCAGTAGACATTGTAGTGCCAACAATCTTATGTGTCAACCCACCAATGACATATTTTCCACTATATTTTCTATCTACATCTGTGGTTTGATTCCTTTTATATGTTGCAGGTATAACTACATTAATTCCATTTCCTGCATACAGATCAAGATTACCAGGAAATTTAATCATCAACTTAATATTTTTTAGAGACTCAAACCTCATCCATTGGTATGCCTGAAGTTCTACCAATTCCTCATATTGTTTTTGAGGGTTGTTTACAAATTTTGGATCAAAAATTTGATTTGATAGAACAGTATATCTTGTACGTCTTGGATAGTCAACAATACTTTTAACTCTAGTATCTAATTGTGATAATGGATTGACCGATCCACTTTCATTTAAATGTGACATCTTTGGCCATATAGCATCAATACCATAACGGTAAGCATCCACTGACATATCTGTACTCAATCCCATCTTAGATTGTGTTACAGTAACAGGATCAAACCCTATACTAAATCCTGCCCAAGCACCGTTACGCAATCCAGTTAAGAAATCTCTCTCTTCTGGAAATACTATAGTTTCAATTTTAAATTGATCACTTGCATCCGAACCAGATGATTTTGTTGAATACACATAGGTGTACAACTTACTAGCACCTGAAACAAAATTAGTATCTGATTCAGTTTGATTATTTACATTATCAATAATTTTATCAATAGACTTAAAATGAAAACCTAAACTATTTTCATAAAAAATAAATCCATTTTGAAGAGTACCACCCTTTCTTGCTTTTCGCACTGACCTTTGTGAAAGCCAATAGATGCAATCAAATGGTCTCCAATTTGTTGCTATAAACTGCTGTTTATTTGTAGATTCTTCAATATAAATCTTCTTTTGAGTTTTTATATACCTATTATCTGTTTTTAAAATTTGTTCTACAATTTCAGAAGATGATGTAGAATCAAATACAACCTGACTATTTCCAAATACGTTAGTGACCTCATTCTGTAAAAATTCATCACTAACACAATTAACTATAAAGTTATCTGTAGTGTTTAGTCTTGATCTTGCCTCAATATCATATGCTCTAAACCAATAAACTCTATCAAGAATTGTTCCTCTAATTATAATTCTAAACTGTTCAGATCCAGTCATAGCACCTATGAATCCTGAACCATCATTAAAAAGAAGTTTTGCCTCTATAGTTGACGAAGTAATACTTTCATAGATTTCAATACCTGTAATAAAATCGTATATATCATCAGCACCATCAGAACTTTGAAGTTTCTGACCATTTCTAAAGACATTAACTTTTACCTCAACATCACCTGATTCACTTCTTCTAATACTTCCGCTTTGTGTGCTCATCTAAGTAGACCTCTCAAAGGATTAAGAGTGGATTGTAAAGTGGATGCAATCGATCCTATGTTTGAACCACCTCCACCTTGTGAAATCAGTTGTGGTTGTCCACCACCACGACTAGCACTAGCAACTTGTGCTAATGCTTGTTGTGCTGCTTGGATTGCTTGACTATTTACCCCATTTTGTTGAGCAACTGCTGCCATGACTTCTTTAATCATTTCTTGACTTCTTTCAGTTACCTGACGACGTGCATCATTTCTTTCTTTTGTTTGTTGCTGTAGTTTTTTCTCTTTCCTTGCTTGTTGGAATTGACTTGGAGGAGCAGCACCACTAGCACCTCTACCACCACCAATTCTCATTCCTGCAGAACTTGATGATTTTCCAAACATCTCTGCCATTTTTTTCACTTTTGGAGATAATTCTTCCTGTTTCTTTTTAGCATCCTCTCCATGAGAACCTTCACGAGAACCTTCACCTATATGTCCTTCAAGACTATTACCACCAGCATATTCCTTACCAGCTTCTGATAAAATCGGTGTAGTACCTGCTTTAGCACCAACATACTTAAAATGAGCACTGTCAGGATTATGGTTATAAACATATTGCCAACCATAACGTTTACCATTTGCTTTCAACCATTGATATCCTTCACCATTAATATCAAGTGCTTCTCCATATAAATGATGTGAATTAGGATCTCCACCTATTTCACTATTCTTAGCTTTACTTCTACCAGAACTTGCAACAAATGATCCTAAATCGATTCCAGAATCTTTCATTGCTGCAGCAAACATTTGTGCTGCTGGTTGTGAAAATACTAGAGGTCTACCACTTTGATCCCTTGTTCCTGCAACAGTAAATCCAGAACCTGTATCAGGGTGTGATGCAGGTTTGACTGCCTTTACTTTATTTTGTGTTTTTGTCTTCTTATTATTACTTTCTGATTTATCACCAAATCCAAAGAAACTCTTAACACCACCCATAAAGTTTGAGAAAATGTTACCAGTCTTTCTTTGTCCACCACTATTAGATGAAGTCAGAGCTTTTTTATCCTTTAAAGCAAGAGCATCAAATCCACCAACTTTTAATGCTCTAATCATTCCTTGACTATACTTGTCAGTAGTATATCCCTTTTTAATATTTTCAGGATCTGCATTAGGTGAATATGCTGGAGCAACTGCAGCAATACCATCTAAAACATTACCAAAAGCATTATAATTTTGAGGGTGATTACCTACATCATGCCAGAGTTTAATATTATCTCTTACTGCACTGGATAAAGTATCATATTTTGCCCAACCATTAGTAAAACCCTTCCTAGGAATAGTACCCCATCCCCTATCACCAGTTTGACCAAAAGCATTAGTTCTATTTGTGGCAGTATAAACACTTCTCTTATTCCTAGCATTCAAGTATCCTGTCTCGTGCATTGCCTGAGCAGCAACAATTTCAGGGAACTTTGCTCCTCCTAATTGTTTTGCTAGATTGTATACATGATCGAATGCACCTTTCTGTGAGAGTTTCTTAAGTTTTGGTAGAGTTCCTCCTCTATCAAAACCAGGTAAACTAAATCCCTGACTCTTAGCTTCACCTATCCTCTTATTTGTTAGGTTTGGTTGTGTTTTTGTTGCAGGAGTATTAAAAGGAACGACGAAAGCTCCCCCATCTGCCTTTCTAGCAACGTACTCAGTGCCATGTCCGATGAACGAAGTGGATCTCCCTCCATCCAATGAAACTCCATA